CGTCAAGCAGTTCCGGGCAAATCCACGGGACCCTGGTAAAATCTGAAGTCGCGCGGATTTCCGCTTCTCGCTCCGGGGTCAGTCTTGGCATTTCGTCAGCCTCGCAATCAACCTTTCCGCCTGCCCCAACTGCCTACGGGCCACGGCGACCTCTTCGCACTCCCAGTCAACTGCCGGGTCAGGCTCGCCCGTCCCCGGCACGATCATGGATTCGATGATAGACTCCAGGGCTTCCTGGAGCACACCGAGTAACCTCACGATCTGCCGGGCCTCGCGCTTACTGAGTTGCATGGTTGACCTCCTGCGGGCGATAACACTTCGCAATCCAACTGGCGAGCGGGAAAGGGATTTTCGCTATGCGCGCCGAGGCAGCCTGGCGAGCAATACTATCGGATGCGTGATTGCGTGGCCCTTGGCCAGATCGATAATCGTGGAACCATGAACCGCCACATTTAACGCCTGCCGCCGCCATACGCCAATGCGGACTAGTTTCGCCGGTCTTCGCGTGTCTGCTCCAATCCTGGCCAGTGGACTTGTAGCCGTTTCGCGCGGGGTTGTTGTTCGTCTTGGCATTGTGAGCGGCCGCAAACCATGAACCGCCGGTATTCTTTCGGCCAGCCTCAAAATAATGTTCATCTGGATTCGTCCACCGCATAGGGCTCTTTCCAGCTTTGATTGAGGCGGATATTTCAGGCGGAAGTTTTCGTACACCGATAGCCATCGGCATCAACGCGGGCACGTCGCCCCACAGGTAATAACTCCCAAAGTGCCAAGCGGCGCGCCCCACCCAGGGCTGCGCTCCCTTCACGTTCTCGACAACGAGCGGGATATGGTGGCCGGCCGCTTTAGACGCCTCGCGCTGAAGTCGGAAACAGGTATCGAATAACTCGTTCAGATCGCCGATATCCTGCCGGTACCGCTCAGCCATAGCCTTCGCCCGCTTCCATGGCATCGCCATATAGCTGTAGCGCTGGCATGGCGGTGAAGCGACGATGATCGCCGCGTCCCGGAAGTGGCTGCCATGGAGTGTGCGCACGTCCTGGATGACGAGCTGCGCCGGGTAGCGATCCTCACCATAACTGTGCCGCTGATTGTCGAATCCGATCACTTCGTAGCCCTCATTCAGAAAACCTTCCGTCCATCCACCCAAACCACAGAAGAGGTCGATGCAAAGCGGACGCCTATTCACCGCACTCTCTCTCCTTCCGCGCGACATACAGCCGCGCCCACTCCAACTGGATTCCCTCGTACCGCTCCGGATCGGCCAGGATCACGGCTGCCGCCTGGTCGTTCCCTGCCTCGAAGCCCCGCTGCTTGCGCGAGGGCGCCGGGTGTTGCGGATTCATACCAGATGCCTCTTCCATGGCTCCGTTCCATTCTTTCTGTTTCTACGGATATCCCTCACAAGCTGCCGAGCCATTCGCGCGCAATCTCGTTTGCTGTAACCGCGCGGACCACCACGGTTGTTACTTCGATTCAGGGATAGTAGATTGAGTTGTTTGTAATAAGCGATTGCATCCTTCGGATGACACATCGGGCACGGTATGTAGTCGCCCGGCTCATACAACAGTCCGTCGCCGTCGCAATTGTCCATGTCGAATAGGCGACCGCCAAAGCATTCGGAGTCCGGGTATGGAGCGCCGAACTCGTACCCCTGATAACCGCAACCAGACGGTAGTTCAGGTGGTTGGTCGGTCATACCGCTCTCCATCCCTCGGCCTTGCGCTTGGCGGCCATCTCTTTGTCATACTCGGGCAGGCCGCGATAATGGACCATGTTGCTGCCAAGGCAATATTTCCACCGCAGTGACACTCCACTGTTCTGGACCCGTCAGGGCCTTCCGGACACCCGCGATATGCGTTGTTCATGCAGCAGGGCGTATCGGGGCTGCCTGTGTTGCGGGAACCGCCCCCGCTCATCGGTGAGCGATGCTGATAGTTCCCTGGAGCCCAACATGCCCGGCCAATACAGCGCGAATTGACGAAACGAAACTGCGTCTTCTCGCCTTTTTTCTTGAAGAACATTACGCGCTCTCCCGATCCCATGCCGCGTGAATCCACGCCTCTTTGGCGATGCGCTCTCGCGCCATTGCGACATACTCCGGCTTCAGGTCGATGCCGATGAAATGCCGCCCGTGCCGCAGCGCCACCAAACCGGTTGTGCCGCTGCCGAGATACGGGTCGAGCACGGTACCGCCGACAGGGCAGCCGGCCAGGATGCACGGCTCGACCAGCTTCTCGGGGAAGGTGGCGAAGTGTTTGCCCTTGAAGGCTTGCGTGGCGATAGTCCACACCGAACGTTTGTTGCGGAACTTTGGAGCGCCGCTCACCGCCAGCTTTGCGGCATATCGTCCGTTGAACCCGGCATGTCGGCGCGAGTGTCCGCGCTGCTTATCGCGTCCCCCATCCGTAAACTTCTTCACGCTCTTGCATACTGCGGGTTCCTGAATCGCCCGCCAATCGTAGTAATACCGATGCGCGGCCCCCAGCAGGAATATCTGCTCATGCGATCGCGTGGGCCGGTCCTTGCATGATTCCGGCATGGCTTGGGGCTTCTGCCAGATGATCTCTTGGCGCAGGTACCAGCCGTCATTGCGGAGCGCGAAGGCCAGCATCCATGGGAGGCCTACGAGGTCTTTGTGTTTCAGCCCAGCGACCGAATTATTTCCGCCGCCCCATCTTCCACTGCCGCGCTCTATGCGCTTAGACTTTGATTGCTGCCACGCGCGCCGCTCAGGTTCGTAGGAACCGCCGCCGCCTTTGCCACTCGCCGCGTAGCAATCGCCGACATTGAGCCACAGCGTACCCTTGACGATGCGCCGCACCTCGCGGAACACCTGGACCTGCATGGAGACCCACTCCTCCGGTGTTGCCTCCAGACCGTACTGGCCCTCGACGTCGTAATTCCGGAGCCGCCAGTAAGGGGGCGATGTTACGCAGCAATCCACGCTCTTGTCCGGCATCTGCCGGAGCAGCGTAAGTGCATCGCCCGTGCGGAGGTCGCAGGTCATGGCTCTATCCGCCGCACGCCGACCACCCACACCGGATCGTTATCCGCCCACCGGTGCTCTTTGGGGTGGAGGGAGTCCCAGTACACGCCGAAGGATGCTCTATACGAGGGGTCGAACGATGGATGGCGTGCGTCGCTCAGATCCTTGCTCAGATCCTTGCTGCATCCCGGCCAGCAAAGGCCGTCCCAATGAGGGCCGAACCCCTCCGCCAGCGCATCCTCCTCGCTGATATCCTGGAGCGGTTCTTTGCGGGTCGCCGTGATCTCCAGGGTGACGCGCGAGGCCCAGCGCGGCATGTGGATGGACGGGCAGTAGTCGCGGCTTCTATTCGTCATCCAGTCGTACATCTGTGCGCCTCGCCGCGCGAAGTCTATGACCGACGCGTCATCGGCCACATAGACCCATCGCCCGCCGCCGAGCAGCCGCCACCGGAGTTGTTCCCGGACCCAGAGCGTGTCCCCCGGCTTCCCGTACGGGCACTCGACGGCCCCCGGCTTCACGACACGCCGCGTCTGCGTTTTCTCGCCGCGCAGAAGGGCGTTCACTATCGGGCCGCTGAAGATGATTGGGCGCTCGCGGGGCATCAGTCCTTCTCAACCCTTTTCGGTTTCACGGTTACCTCATAGAGCTTGCCCTTGAAGAGGATGACGGACGTCCCTCGCTTCACGAGCGCTTCGATGGTTACCCCGGACTTACGGCGGTGGGGCGATTCTGCGGGACGCCCATTGAAGACCACATCGCATAGCTTGGAAAGTGGCTCAAGCATTTAGCCCTTCACCTTCCTCGAACGTGCGGGTGAAGTGAAGGCAGGCGATGCGCTTCAAATTACTCCCCCAACCGGCATCCGCATCCGCATCCTTGCGAGTCGCATAGGAGCACGCTATGATTCTGCCGTTCTCGTCACGGTGCACATTGACATAGCGCTCTACCGTGTGCGTCTCGGGGACGTTGACGATAGCACCTATACCCAGCATGGTGCCGTCCGCGCGGAATCTCTGTATCCACTCGCTGTTCGTCTCCGCATCAGTTATCGCAGCGACGATTGGAGAAGCGCCCTTCAGGTCGCTCGCGATTATCCGCACCGGGCGTTTGTCGGCCGGGTCCGCGAATCTCACCGGCTTTGTGGGGTCAAGTGGCATGTGCTACTTCTCCTCAAAAATGCGGGCCACCCAATGGGATTGAGATGAGCGAGCGGCCCGCGAAATAACCCTGAACAACGCGCCGGAAGTCCGCCGGCCCGGAACTGCACTGGAAATGGCTAAGAAGGATTCCCGTTGATGAGCGTGATATTGAGCATGTCCGCGATTGTGCGGTGCGCAATAAAAAAGGCTTCACGCTGAACGGCGCTGGCGCGGAGCAGGTTGTACCAGAAGACCAACTTCCCGGCGTTCAGCCGATAGCGAAGCCGCGCGGTCAGTGATACGCGCTCTGAGCCGATATGCACCGGGATACTGATCGTAAATTGCTCCGGAACGTCGATATTTCCAGCCCCATAGGTCCCTTTGACTTGTTCGGAATATTTGAATTGAACGGAGCCGTTCGAGGTGCGGATAGCGCTGCCGAAATCCACGTCCGTCTTAG